TCTAAAGACTAGCATCTAATGGATTGGAGTGCAGTATGCCTTACGGACTACGCAAAGGTCTTGAAGACATTGCTTATGAACTAAAGGGAATCAAAAACATCCTTGGTTCTATCTGGCATAGTCGCTATGCAAATGGCGAAACAGATGCCTTGAATCCACAGGCTTTTGCCGACGAGTACATTTCGACAGAAGAATGCAGCAGACGACTAGGTGTTTCAGATCAAACCATCCGCAACTGGATTGCAATCGGAAGAAAAACACCAAGCAAAGGCTGGGTTGAAGGCATTCATTATGTCAATGTTTCTCCTGACGTCCACAAAAAAGCTGTGTTGCGTATCCCATGGAATCGACTAATCCAATCATTTGCAAAAAATGAAAACATTGACCTTAAAAACCTAAGACCTCAATACGATCTTTATCGCATGGTTAAAGAGGTGCTTGAATAATGGCACATCGCTTTAACGGTATTGATATCAAAGTAATAACCATTGAGAACCACACGGAGTTATTGCCCAAGTCCTTGGTGGATCAAGTTGAAATGTTCCTACCTCCTTGGGGATCTTTTGATGACGGGTGTTTACGTCGCTATCTGGAAAATTTACGAAACTACGAAGAGGAAGACGCCAACTCCGGTATGACACTTGCCAATCGATTGCGTCTTGCTTTTAAAGATTTAGAACCAGACACAATCTGCGGTAAATTTCCGCAAGCAGAACTGCCTCTTAAACGACGTTTGCGTTGCGTAGCCGAGTATCTAATCAGATCGGGAGAATTTGACAAAGTTCGTGACGAACACGGAAAGCTTTGCAAAAAACGCGGCGTACTTGGCAAATTGGTTGTCTTGTACCAACCAACACCAAAGCTGCTAGAATCCCTGCACCGGCAAGGTTTGTTAAAAAATGGATCGTCGTGAAAAGTTAATTGCATCAATTATTGGCCCTGAGCTAGACGAAACCAAAGCAAAGATGCTTGACACAACTGTCAAGTTTATTCTTGGTGACATGGGGGCGCAATACGTAAAATTTTGGGATGCAGAAGGACCTGGCGTTCTAGTGTTCCAGCCATCCAATAAAGAGCGTTCAATTTTCTTTTGGACTCTAAAAGAAATTCACGCAGCAGAAGAAGAGTGTGAACAAAAAAATAACGGAGATCTTGCCGAGACTTTCCGTCGAATCTTAGGAGCAGCACAAAAAATTGATCCGATGGAAAAAGCTGGTTATGTCATCAATGATGAAAAGGGTATTCGGTATTTTGAAATAAACTACAACGATATTGCCAGCAATGACTGAAAAAGGTATCCGTGGTATCTCGGCCAGAGTTGAAGGTGCTGAGTTAATTACAAATGCAGACCTAGTGCATGCTGCCAATGAGCTCTTGGGTGGCATCGACTTAGATGTTGCAAGCTCAAAAGTTGCCAATGAATACGTCCAGGCAACTGAATACTACACACCTGTGGACGATGGACTGAATAACCAGCAGTGGTACGGAAGTTGTTATTTGTTTCCGCCAGCGGGATCGTATTTCTGGGACCAAAAAAACCAGAGATGGAAAATGACTCGTGCTTCTTCTCTTACATTGACGTCTTCGCATGCCGTTTGGTTTCGTCGAATGTACCATGCCTGGCTTTCAAACGAGATTGAGCAAGGACTTTATTTCAGCAATTGTCCCGACATGATTCGATATGAGCCAAAAATCTTTAAGTTTCCAATGTGCGTTTTACGCACTGTCCCCTACCTGCTGCGCAACCTTGATGGAAAGGTAGAAAAGAAACAAACGTGCACTTCTTTCCTTGTGTACTTACCGCCCAAGGATAGCTCTGGGGATGCAGTAGAACTTTTTTGTAAAATCTACGGCGAACGCGGTCATCTACTTGTAGACTAATCAAGCTATTGAGGTCTTATGAGCGTCCTAGCCGATTGGGAAATCAAAGAACGCGCCGAAAAAGAACAGATGATTGAACCCTTTGTTGATCGTTTGATCAGTAAGGAAGATGGTCGGCGTTTGTTGAGTTACGGCTTGAGTTCTTACGGTTACGATATTCGGCTATCTCCAAGTCAATGTTTAATCTTTGGCAAGATTCAAACAGGTGATTGTGATCCCAAAGACTTTGATGAAAGTATTTTAAAACCTGCTGAACTTTTAAAAGATGAACGTGGTGAATACTTCCTTCTTCCGCCTTACGGTTATTGTCTAGGCGTTGCACAAGAACGTTTGAAGTTGCCTCGCGATATCACCGTCGTTGCAGTTGGTAAATCTACTTACGCACGTTCGGGTATTTTAGTTAACATCACACCCGCTGAAAGCGGATGGGAAGGTTACTTAACACTCGAAATTAGTAATTGCACTGGACTCTTCAATCGTGTTTATGCAAACGAAGGAATTACTCAATTGCTTTTTTATCGGGGTAATCCCTGCCAGGTTAGTTACCAAGACCGCAAAGGCAAGTATCAAGATCAACCGAACAATGTAGTGTTTCCTCAGGTTTAAATACGACCGAAGGAACGTTTTGGTTTATCGGCATACGCAGTAGCTCCTGCACGCCCACCACTGTCTCCTGCCGTAGCACTGGTGGGCTCATTAACCAGTTGATTCTTTTGGTACTGCCCAGCGGCCTTGGCACTCTTCATGTACCGATCAACCCGTGCTGCTGCACCCTTGGCACCTGAGCCAACAATCCCTCGCTCTTCTGGTCTTACGTATCGCAAATCAACGTTGTAGGCCCTTCCAGGGTTCAAGTCCGTTGGTGCTCCAGCAGACGTACCTGAATCCTTGGCGGCGTCGTAAGTCTCGGCTCTAAACTTGCTCATATTATCATTATAGAAAGAATATATCGCTAGGAAAACAATGCGTCCTTCAATGTTTTTGCAAGAGTTTGCAGCTAATAACGATCAAGTGAAATGCCGTTGCATTGGATTTGAAGACTTCGGCGCACCGCTTGATACTGAAACTCATGATGTGCCTTTGCAAGATATGTATAACACTGGGTTAGTTGCGCCAATGGACGGAATGCAACGCAACCCACTCAATATTGAAGGCCAAGGTTTGTACGGACAACGTCCGGGTGTGACAGGTTATATCCCTTCAATGGAAGAAGGGATGGCAATGTATGGCGCTAATCCCAAGCCACCTGGTATTCAAGGAGATATTGAAGGGGATCCAGATGATATTGAACTTTTACTTTCCGCTAAACGCAAAGGACTAATGCGTTGAAACTGCTAGGCTGTCTCAGTCAGCGTTTTTGCAATGGACATGTTTCCCCCTGTTGACGAAACCAATGGGTGTGTAGATGGCGTTTGTCCTGTACCCTGGGCCACTCTTGAAAAAACTCCCGTAATCAAAGAGGATACCGTAAATCATCCATCGCATTACACCGATGGGAGCATTGAATGCATTGAAGCCATTGAGGCGGCCTTAACCACCGAAGAATTCCGTGGTTATTGCAAGGCAAATTGCGTGAAGTATATTTGGCGTGAGCGCCATAAAGGCGGGACAGAATCACTGAAGAAAGCGCAGTGGTACCTGGATCGTCTTATTCAATTAGACGAAGCTCAAAAAGGATGAGCGTAGTTTAAGTCGTCGTCATCATCTGACTCGTCCTGCATACAAGCCAGGGCGAGTTCACTTAACTCCAGCTCGCTAGGTAGATCCCAATCAATGTCAATCCCTTCTGAACACATAATTTCTTTGACGGCTTCCCACTCCATCATGCGTTGAAAATACAGGTTTAGCAAAGCTGCTTGCAGTTCCTCCCAACACATCTCCTGCGTTTGTAGCTCAGCTTTACGCATAGCAAACTGCAGTTCTAAAGGAAGCTCAAACTCCTTACGGGTAGTTTCGTTCTCCATGGAAAGCCCGAGTACTGCATTTATTCTAGGATGCTAGTCACTTGAATACGCAGAGGCTTCTTCGAGCTTGAAACGATTGGCAAACTCCGCCAAGGAATATGGATTAATACTGGCTTCTAAATTGCGTATTGCTTCAGTTTCGTGTGGTTTTGCTCCGTAGCTTCTAAACGCTCGCAGCAATACGTCAGTAGCTACCCAGGGTTTTGTTTCAATGTTCCTAAGGAAAAGATTAATCTCTTCTCTGCGGCGTTCCAGAAGGCCGCCGATGACCTGGTGCTCAGAATCAAAGACCCAACGGGCAATTTCTTCTGTTGCTCCAGCGTAGTCATCGACCTCAAGACAATCAATAATGGCGCTGTACAAAAAACTTTCCCAGCCTATCGAATGACAGAAGGAAAGCAATGCCTGTTGCATGCTGTCATCTAGTCCCAGGTTGAGTTTTTCAAGTTCAGTGTTTAAGACGGTAAGTTCATCAATGAGGTACTCCAGGGCTTTATGTTTTGTACAACATTGGTTTCGTTTTACAACACTTCCGTCAGGATAGTATTGTGTTCCAAAACCAATGGTGTAAGGCTCTGCACCCGTCTGTGGATCAGCATAAGCAAGCTCATTAAAGCCTTCGTAACGACAGATTAAATCAATCGCTTGCTTGTAATTATCCATAGGGGTAACAAGTGTTACCCCCAAGTATACCTATTTTTTACTTGCCTTGACCGCGAGATAGTTTACGTCCATGGTTAGGACGTGAGTGTTTTCCATCTCCTTGACGAGTTTTCTTAGGCTTGGACTCAATCAAGATTGTGGTGGACTTGGGTTTTGCCATGCTGGTAAGGAATCAGCCCCTACAGCTTAGCGCGTTCCTGGATAATTTCTTTTGTTCTCAGCATGGATTTCTTTAATTGCATTTTGAATTTCGCCGATAGTAATCATGGCTTTTACGGCTGCATCCGAACCTGGAGGAGATGCTTTGAATATATTAAATTGCCGATCTAATTCTTGACGTAGCGTTGGGTACTGTCCACCAGTTGCTTCTGGTGTTTCAGACCATTGTCGAAGATCTTGGTACTTTCCTGCTAATTGCATCACCATTTCACCTTGTGCGACCAGTAGCGTGCTGACATTTTGTCAGGGTTGGGATCCTGAGCGTTATGCCGGGCGTAGTATGATTTCTTCCGTGCCTTGTCTTTAGCTGTCGTTGGGTTCTTGCCAGCGCCTTCTACGCCTTGCTGCCCAAAGCGAATGATTTTTTCTTCGCCGCCTTCACATGCTTTCACAACGTGGGATTTAGTTGGGTGCCCAGGTGTTTTTCTTGGCTTGTTACATGCTATTGAATCCTTGTGAAGCTTAGCCGCTTTGGCTGCTTTTTTATGTTCGCTCATGATTAATACTTAGGTGTAAGACCTTTAAAGGCACTGGTAAAACTACCAAGGAAACCTTGGCCTGATTTAGATTTTGCTGTTGAAGTATCTTCTGTATCTTCATCTTCATATAAATTAAAGTAGGATTTTTTTACTGTAGGTGTTGTTACTTGGCTACTACTTCCTTTATCTTCTTCATCGCTTCCAAATAAAGTTTCAATTGAGCCAAGAGATTCAAATGGGTCACTGCTAGACAGCTTGCTAAACACGCTGCCTTCTTTAAAGCCTTTTCCTGCTTGCGTTAAAAGTTCCATGTCTTCTCGATTCACATCAGGCATAAACTCTTTGTAAAAATCATCTTCCGTACCAGCAAACCCCGCGCTTTTGAATACATTGTACAACTGAGTTTCTGTGGGATCAGCAATAGGCGCAGTGTCTTCGGGACGTTCAATATAGTCTACGCCAAGTTTTTCTTGTGTTACACTTTCTTTCTTTTCATTTAAATACTTAATTGCTTCTCGTATTTTAGTGGCTTCTCCTGTTTGAAAGGCTTCCTCAATATATGCTTTTACTTCTTCAATGCCCATCTCTTTGCCAGACAGGCCCATAGACTCAAGCACCTTTTCCCATTCAGGTTTGTTTTCAATAGGGTCAATGCCTTCTAGCATTTTATCGGCGTATTCACGCGGAGTAACAAAGTTTAAAAAAGAAACATTACCAAGATTTACTTTTTCATTTGCAATAGCGGGAAGAATGTCATTGTCAATAAAAGATTGAGCCGTGCTCATCGATAATTTATCGCGCGCAGGATCAAAGCCCTGGTGAATACCATACACTTGATAATGTAGTTTTGCAAATTGCGCTTTATCGTTTACGTTGTATCCGTAATAGTAAGCTAATTGATTCCACGTACGAGGAGGATTGGTTCCAGGTACAATCTGCTCTCCGTTTGTTTTAGCAATTTCCCAATCTTGATTTACTTTTTCAGATTGCAAGGCATGTTTTTCGGCTCCAGTATCTCCTCCAGAGGGGTTGAAATAAAACTCAAAATCAAAACCAGAAGTCCCCGAATTTTTAACTTCTTCCAGCCATTTTTTAGCGCGCAAATCTGCCATGGTTTTTAAAGAGTTTAATGCGCTTTGTGTTTGAAAAATATTCTCTTCTCCTTGCGTAACATCCATATAACTCATAAATTCAGACATAGAACGCGATGTATTAAAACGAGGATTTAGATAGCGTTTGATGTAATCTTCTGCGAATTCTTTATCGATTGTATGCTGTTTAGAAGCATCTTCCCAATCTGTAAAACTAGCTCCTTCTTCATACCTCTTTGTTAAAGTCTCATCAAACCATTTTTGCCAATTGTATACCGAATTTGATCTTGAAGGAATGCCGGTAATTGCAGAAAATTGCTTCTCTAAACTTTCTTCTGTTTTTTCCATGTCTTGTCCACCTAGCGAAAGAATGCCACCTACGCCAGTGTCTCCTAATAACGAGTTAGCAAGTTCTTGATTGACACTAAGAATTTCATTAAAGCCTGATAAGCCACTATAAAAATCGTATTGTTGTTCTTTAAGGCGTTGTTTCTTATATTCTTTTAGTGTTTCATTAAAGGTGTCTACGGTAAGAGATCGGAATTTACTTGCGGCCTCTTGTTCCTTAGGGCCAAGGACGCTTGTTAATTTGCCTTCAAGTACCGTATCCCCTCTTGACATCTTGGCTTTTGGCCGCAATATTTCCGGTATTTGAGTAATGGATGGAATTGTCAAATAACCACTTGCTCTATCTTGTGCATCTTCTGGAGACAAAGAAGCAACCCATTGCTTTAAAAATTCAGGATCTTGCGCTGCTTCCCATTCTTTTAATGTAGTGAAAGAGCCAAGTCCCATTACTTGATCACGATATATTTGATATTGTGCATCTGTCATAGGCACTTCAGCAAAATTCTCTGCTTGCTCTGCCTTTGTAACTGCGTTTCCCCTTTCCGTTTTGCCGTTAACTACTGCATAATTGTATTGCAAAAAAGTATCTTGATTATATTTACCTACTAATGAAACATCCTCATAAAGACTTCCTCCAATATTAATGCTCCCTTCAAGAGCTTTTTGCCATTCATCAAAAGCCTTTCTACCTTGCTCCGTGGTCACATAGTAACTAGGCTCAAATTTACCCATTGGCGGTTGATAAGCCGCATTACTATTAGGATCCCACTTCGAAACCTTACCATAATAGGTATTAACAAGATTTTGTACTACACCTGTATTTTCTAAAATGCTTGCTTCGGTGTCGCCTAAATTATTTAAAGCAGTTGCAATGTCTTTAAAATTTGTACCATCGCTGTTGTTGTATTGAGTAGCAAAATTTTGAAAGTTAGTTTGCGCTGCTGTTCCAATTACATCACTGTTAATAGAAATAGTACCATTAGGTTGGATTACAAATTGTCCTCCTCCGGGTAAAATACGTGCTTCATTTTTACCTGTGTTAAACCAATGCGTAACTCCCCATTCTTCTTGCGATTGTGTTTTAATTGTTGGTAAAACCCTTCCTTCTTTACTTCCGTATGTATCCCAATGACTTTTGCCATAGTCTGCTTTCGTTTGATTGAACGTTTTTGGTAACGTACGACCTTCTCTGCTGCCATTTGCTTCCCAATGACTTTTACCCCAAGCCGCTTTTGTTTGTGCATACGTTCTTGGTAAAGTACGCCCTTCTCTACTGCCAGAGCTATCCCAGTGCTTTTTTCCCCAAGCGCCAACATCGGCTGCTTTATCTACACCTTTAGGAAGTGCAGCTTTTAAATCCGGATTAGAAAGAACATATTGAACATAATCTGGTGTGCCTGT